TCAAATGTTAATTTATGAACAATAATATCCTGTACTGCCTGACCTACTATTGCTCCTATGTCCATGTTAAGATTGCCTAACAAATCTTTTCTTTCTTTAGCAGTTAAGATTATGTAATCATTAAACCATATATCTAAACTTTTATTTAGTTGGCTTGGACTTAAGTGATCTGCTGTAAATGTTCCGCCTTCTTCTTTTCTTGTCCACTCTTTCCCAATTGTTTTCATAGATTCCTTTTATTAATTAATACAAAAATAGTCAATAAATTATACAAATTAAATTCAATTTGAGAGTTTATCATTATCAAATATGATGGTTGAGTTGAAACTAAATGAGATTCTTTCCTTATCTTCATCATCAGTATTATAGGGATAAACTACATGAGATAGTGAATTAGGGAATAATATCCAATCCCTAACCTCTGGCATAACTCTATAAGAATTATTATTAAACATATTTTCAGATCCTTCTATAAACTCTGTCTGACCTGAGAAATCGTTATGTTCTTTTGCGTTAGTTGTTGAAATCATTTTAGGTATTTGTAAATAACCAACGCAACTTAAATGATAATTACCATGAACATATTCAGTATGGGTATGGCAAGGGTTATAATCTCCAGGTTTTGATACTACATACCAAGCTGAATTAATTAGAATAGATTTAATTTTATGGTCTATATGATTTTTGACATAAGCATTAATAATTGGATCAAAAAACTTTTGTTTCCATTTAAGCATAATCTCTGGTGAAATTAGGTATTCTGAATCTACATGACCGACCAACTTTTTAGACCAATCATGGTTCTTTTGTTTCTCTTTATCTTGTCTTATTTGTTTTAAATCATCTTGAAAGTCTTTCATTAATCCTAATGGCATAACTGCTTTAGCAACTGTTGAACCAAAGGGTTTAAATAATTTAAAATTTATCTTGTCTGACATCTTCCTCCATATTGGTTAATTCTTTTAATTCTATTTTATAAGCTGCTGGTCTATCTTGGTAGCCAAAATTTGATAGCTTTTCAGGTGGTAGATCATCTTTATAAATAAATGAACCCATAATACTAAAATTAAAATCTTCATTATTGTCTTTAATTATTAGAATATATTTACCTTTCTTTTCTCCAGGTCTTATCAGTAAAAAATTATATGATTTCTTTTCTTGGCTTCTTATCTCTATATTATTTTGAAAGTCTGAGTCTGAATAGAACTGCTTATCATCACTATAAGAACCATTATAAAAACTATTAGTTGCCTTTGCATAAGCAACCTCTCCTAAAGCTCCTAAGATACCATCAGTTAGTTGTGATTTAATTCCTTTGGTGTAACCATAAGAAAAGGTTTTACCCATTCTAAGGTTGCCTATGTACCTTTTAGAGGCAATATTTAAGGCAAGTTCAACTTCGTTGGCTTCTAGCTTAACTTTAATCATTCTTAGCTCCTTTTATTAATTGTTTTAATACAGTTGTTGAGGGGTTAAAATCGTAATCACTAAATGAGCAGCTTGATAGCAAGATAAATATTATTAAGTATTTCATTTTTTCTTTATAAATCTTTCTTCTTCTTTTATTTGTTTATCCACTTCTTCAAAGCTCTTACCATTTACTTTTTTAAACCAGCATTCGCAACAATAATCTTTATTTGATTCTATTACATCCGCAGGATCTCCACATTTAACGCAGATTTTATAATCTAAATATATATTTGTTTTAACCAATGTATCTAGCTCCTTTACTTAGGTTTTCATTTGCCCATAAAGGTTGTAAATTTTTATAATTACAACATTTATATTGGTCATTTACATTTAATAAATTAAAATGTGCCATTGGTTTTATATGGTCAATGTGCCATTTACCAAAATTTTTCCAATTCATTCCTTTTTTAAATTGTTTTTCTAAATGGTTTTTTAAATACAACCAATTACAACCTATTAATTTTGAGGTATTTACTTTTTTCTTTGCTAAACCTCTTTTAATATATTGATAAAATCTTGTTCTTAATCTTGATTTTAAAATAAAAATAGGATCATTTTTTAATCTTTCTCTTATTAGGTTTCTAGCTCTTTCTTTTATTTCAGGTCTTTGTGAGTATTCTTTAGATTGTTTTTTAATATGATCTTTATTTTTTAGTTTATATGCTTTCTTTTTAGCTTTTACATAATCTCTTTTATGCCATTCTTTTGACCATAATAATCTTCTTTGTTTATTTTCAGGTTTACTTTCATATATTTTTAAATATAACTTTCTTTTAATTTTATATGATTCTTTTGATTGAGCTTTTTTAGAATATACCTTTATTTTATCTTTGTTTTTACTTAACCATGCTTTTCTTACATTATTGTAATGTTCTTTAAATTTAGGATTAGTATTTAATAAATGTTTCTTTCTTATTCTATCTCTTTTTAAAGCCATTTGATGAGAGCAAGATTTAGAACAATACAGATTTCTAATAATATTAGGTTTTTGAAATTGTTTATTACAAAATTTGCAATTTAACTTAACATTAAAAACTTTTAATGCAGCTCTTTCTCTTTTTCTTTTGTTTCTATAATCCCTTTGACATCTATAAGAACAATGTTTTGGAATTGAAGTTATATTTTGAAAAGTAAATTTTTTATTACAACTTTTACAAACTAACTTTTTAATTGGTAGCATAATAAAAAATCCATAGAGCTATCTCTACTGCGATAATTGTTTCAAGCATATTATTTGATCCTTTCCTTTATAGTTTTTAATTTTATGATATGTCCAACCCTTAATAGCTATAGAACCATAAACACAATTAGAAAATGTCTTAATCTTTAATTGTTCTATTTGTTCTTTTGTTAAAGGTTTTTCTTTATCTTTCATTAAAATATAATTATTCCTACTGCTAGACCTATCAAAAACGATACAACAGACAATACTATTTCTTTTCTGTAATATAAGCTCTTAATCTCTAGGTCTTGTTTCCATTTCTTATTATTAATAACAACCTTACCAAATAATATCATTATATCCCTTCTTTCTTATAACCTTCTAATCCAAGTTTTTTAATAAAAGAATTAAAATATTTTTTATTTTTAAAAATACCTATGTCATAAAATGGACTATCATCCTTATGTTTTTTTATTCCATTATGATAATTAACAACATATTTGGCTTTTCCCACATTATACATTAAATTAAATGTTTTCATTTTTCCCCCTTTATAAGTTTAACTATATTATTAAAGTATTGTTTAGGTAAAGGAACTATTTCTTCCTTTATTCTAAATTCAACATCTTGCATATCCATAAAGTCATAAAACTTTTTACCTTTATTTTGCGACTCTAGGATATTAGTTATTGATTTGTAGTCTTTAGCTTTCATTATCCCTCCTATGCAGCTATTTTAGTGTTAATGTATGGTTTTGCATATTTACCAATGCTTAAATCAAAATAAAAAGCAACATGAAAATAATCACTCATTGAGTCGCTTTTATCAAACCATTTACGATCTGAGCTATTCATAATAATATCTACTATATCATTAAAAAGTTTTTGATGATGTTCAGGGTATCTGTCTAAATGATAATGATTAATTCTGTAATAACCTGAACTTTCAATATCTGAAAAATCAATATCACTTTTTAAAATACAAACATTAATATTAGAGTAATGTTCTCTTGTAATACTCCATTTAATATTAGGGTATTTGTTTTTTAATGCTTCCCTTATTTGTTTTACTTCTTCTGTTTTTATATATGCCATGTTTAGTTTCCTTTCTTTTAGTTTCTGACCTCATCAGTTAGGGATTAACCCTAAGACACCCCTTGTGGGGGTGTTTCGGTCTAATGTCCGTAATTTGCTGCGGTCTGATATTTAGGATTACCATCCCAAACTCTAGCAAATTCAAAAGATGAGATATTAACATGGTTGTCTTTACCATTAACTCTTTTTAAAAAAGGTTCTGCATTTTCTTTTACATTACCTGGAACAACTTTATCACTTCCTCTACAATCTGACTCATAATATTGATTAGTCATTTTACAAAGTTTAATTGAAGTTTTGCCAACTAATTTTACAACTTTATAAAAATCAATATTAGTTTGGTCATAACCCCAAGAAGTATATAAAACATCACCAATTTTCAATGTGTGAGGTTTTAGTCTTTCAGCTTTATATTTAGCTTTTTCTGCTTCTCTAGTTTTAGCATTTTCTAAAACATTGTTTATATGCTTATTCATATGCTCAACATTTTTAAATCTATACCAAAATAATTTGTTTTTACCTTTTTTAGGGAAAGCAATACAAGATGGTTTTAAATTGTCATTATTCCAAAAAAAATCAAAATGATCGTTTTCTTTTATTTTAGTATTTAGTTGCTTTGGTATATATCTTTCACTTGCGTAGTTTTTAGTCATTGTTTCTTCCCTTTGTTGATTTGTTTTTCATTCTTTATTTGTATCATTTTTGTATTAGATTGCAAATGATAAAAGCATAAAGTTTAAAATAATTAATGTTCGCTAAATGTTCTTTATTGACTACCCATATTTTGACATGTAGAAGGTCTAGCAAGGAAGGATTTAAAGAATATGGAAAAGACTAAAAATGGGTTCGCAATGATCCCTAATTCAATAATATATGATGATAAAATAGGCAATGAAGCTAAAGTCTTATTTTGCTATATAAAGTCATTATCTCCTAATTATAGGAACCTCAGAAACTCAAATTTATGCAAGAAACTTGGTGTTTCTGTAAATACCTTACAAAAAGCTAAAAAAGAGCTGGTTGACAATGGCTACTTAATTATCCACAGATTATCAAGTGCCAATAGATATACCTTAAGACTACCCAAAATTAGGGTAGGCAGGGTGTCAAAATCTAAGCAATCAGACTACCCAAAAATTGGGTACCATTTAGAGAGTAATAACAATAGTAATAATAACAATAATAATAAGAAAAAGTTTAAAGGTTTTAAGAAATGAGTGAAGAAGAATATTACTATAATAATGAACCTTTACAATTAAGCTATAGAAACACCTACACCCCCCCTGAGAAGATTGAAATAGTTCAACAACTAGAAATAGATTATAGTTCTGGAATGGTGTCGGATTCTCAAGTTCGTTGGATCGTAAACAATGCTAAGTTTGGCAGTTTCACTATTATGAAAATAATAGACAATTTATTATTTCAAAAGAAACTTAAATATAATCCTATAACCCTTGACAAGCGAACATTTTATAAGCCAAAAAGTCCTTTTGATTTGTAATCTACCATATATTGTGTTAGTAAATTATTAGACTACTAGCTCCCTTGCGTTAGTCTAAAAATGGTTAATTAACTAGACCTGGTATTGTGCTTTTCCTTTCTTTCTTTCTTGCCTTGCCAGGTCGTTAAATAAATAAAATATTATGGCTGGACGACCTAAAAAATTAACACCTAAAAAAATAGATCAAATATTAGAAGCATTTAGTGATGGCTTAACTATTAGAGAAGTATTTAACAGAGAAGATATAGACTTTACTTGGTCTAGTTTTAGAAAGTATTTAATAACTGATAATGATTTAATGATGAGATACCAAAAGAGTAAAGAGTTAGCAATTGATCTAAAACTTAGCCAATTGGAAGATAAAAGAAAAGAATTAGAGCTAAAGATTGAGTCAGGTGATTTAGATCCTAAAGCTGCACAATCTATGGTGAACCTTTATAAGATTATTACAGCTCATAATCAATGGAGTGCCAGTAAAATAAGTTCAAAAGTTTATGGAAAAGCAGCCGAAACTTTATCAATAAAGGGTGATAACAACCAACCATTGTCAATTTCTTGGTCTAAACCTTAGATTTATTATGATTATTTCTTTTGCTAAACCTTACAGAAGTATTGGTTTAATTGGTGATGTGGTAAAAACAACACACATAAAAAGCAAAAGTTATACATGAGTTGTTGCAAAATTATCACAGAATTGATGCAGTTTAGAATAATTATAAGTTGTTTGGCTAGTTTTCTGATAACGATTAATTATCGGAACTTTTGTATTGATAATCCATAAGTTATCGCTGTAAAAGTGATCGTTGTAATAACTGAATTATGAAGAACAAATAGCGAACATGGGTGTACTTAAAAAGGCGATACCCACTTTTTAGGTTACCTGTTAAAATAATATTGATACAAGGCATAAACACATGGATGATAAATTTCTAAAAACAATAATCTTCATTATGAAGGATAAGATGACAAAGAAACCAGTTGTGATAACTCACTTTAGAGGTTTTAAAAATAAAGCTGAAGCTGATGACTTTTCAGAGTTTTTAAAGTATCAATTTATAACAGAAGATGATTTTGATAATTCAAATAAAACATTACACTA